CGGAACTTGAAGCCCTCGGCATCATCGTTCGCTAATCACCGACACAGGACTAGGAGTAAAGGACATGCCCACTCTCGACATCTTCAACAACGACGCCTTTGGTCTGCAGTCGTTGACCAAGGCGATCAACGAATCGCCGTACCAGCCGATGCTGATCGGCTCGCTCGGCCTGTTCGGCGAAGAAGGAATCAGCACGACCAGCCTCTCGATCGAGATGCGCGGTACGACCTTGACGCTGATTCCGGCGTCTGCACGTGGCGCCCCTGGGCGGCCTGAGCGCAACGACAAGTCTCGCCTGATCCCGATCAACACCGTACATCTGCCGCAGCGAGCGTCTGTGAACGCCGATGAAGTGCAGAACCTGCGCGCGTTCGGCACCGAGAACGAAGTTGAGACAGTGCAGAACCTGATCAACCGCAAACTCGGTAAACTGCGGCGCAACCTGGATGTGACGATTGAGTGGCAGCGTATTGGCTCAATCAAGGGTCAAGTGCTCGACGCGGACGGCACGACCGTGCTGCTGGATATGTTCACGACCTTCGGCGTGGCGCAGCAAACGCACCAGATGCTTCTGGCAACCGACGCGACCAAGGTCAAGAGTCTGATCGTGCAAGCGCAGCGCAAGGCGGAAGACGCGCTCGGCGGCGTGATGCATCGTGGCTTCGTCGCGCTGTGCGGCAAGAACTTCTTCGACTCACTGGTCGGTCATCCGGCCGTCGAGAAGGCTTATGACCGCTGGCTTGATGGTGCCTTCCTGCGCGACATCCAGCGCTCGCAAGAGAGCGGCTCGCCCGGCTTCCAGTTCTGCGGCGTGTCGTGGCACGAGTACAGGGGCTCGGTGTCGGGTCAGAACTTCGTGGCTGACGATGAGGCTTACCTGATCCCGCAAGGCGTGCCGGATATGTTCATGACGAACTACGCACCGGCCGATTACATGGAGACGGTCAATACCATCGGTCTGCCCTACTACGCCAAGCAGGAGATGATGCGGATGAACAAGGGCGTCGAGATCGAGGCGCAGTCCAACCCGATCTCGATCTGCAGCCGCCCGAACGCGATCGTCAAGCTGCTGCGCACCACCTAACCGTGGTGAACCCGATCCTGAGTCGGGCCGCAGAACGCATCCTCGCTCGCATGGGCGAGGATGCGTTTTTGCGTGGCACGGTCGAAACCGTGGTCAACATCCAGCAGGATGTCGAGATGACCGACGCCGAGGGCAACGTGGCCTACATCCGCTACCTTGCCCGCCTGCCGTCAAAGCACGCGCCGCAAAAGGGCGACACACTCGCCGTTGGCACCGACAACTACGTGCTCGACGCGCGAGTTGACGACGACAGTTACTTCGCCAGGTACATCCTGCGCAAGGTTTAGCCGTGGCATTCGCAGTCGTCATCAACACCCGGGAAGTCGAGCGCGTGGCGCAACGTCTAGCACAGATTGACGCTGCGGACATCAACCGGGCCTCGTTGCGAGCCGTAAATCTCGTCGGCGAGCGCGCGTACAAGGATTCGCTCACGCGCATGACCAAGCGCATCAACTGGTCCCGCGCGTACCTTGAGGAACGGATGGAGTTCGTCGCCGCAAACGACGAACGCAAGCCGCAGGCCAAGGTCGTTGCTTTCCGCGGCGGCTCGGGCAGCAAGAAGTCGGCGCTGCGACCGTCAAACCTTCGCCAGTTCGCGCCGCGGCAGATTTCGGTGCCGGTTAAGTTCGGCAACGAGTTTGCCAATGGGCCGATCTGGACAATGAGCGACGGGCGCCGCGCCGCGCAGATGCTCCGCAATCCGAGGCGTAAAGAGAAACGGCTGCCGTTTATTCTGCGCACTGGATCAACCCTGCGCAACATTCCTGTCGGCAAGAAGCAAGCGGGGATGAGTTTCGAGTTCGTCAAGGGGCGTCGCGTCGTGATCCCCTACGCTTTCCTTGGCGACACCAAGAAGGGGTCAGGTGTTCTCGTCATGCAACGCGAAAAGACCGACCGCAAAGGCAAGGGAAAGATGAAGGCGATGTACCGCCTGCAAGCGTGGTCGGTGTTCAAGAAGACTGCCGCTGTCATTCTGCCGTTCGTCCGCAAAGACCTTGAGAAGACGGTTGGTGACAACGTGACGCGCGAACTCGCGCGGAGGATTACGGTATGAGCAAGGCTAGTACGCTCGCACAGAAAGTCTCTGATCGCGTCAGCACGATCAACATCGCCAACGGGTACAGCACTGACATCGGGCTTCGCGTGTTCCGTGGCCGAGCAAACCTCGTGCCGGAAGAACTGCCTTGCATCGTGATTGTCGAGGGTGAGGACGAGATTCAGGACACCAAGAAGACCGAGGTCAAGGTACGTCAGTCGTACCAGATCGAAGGACACTCTGAATGTGATCCGCTGCACCCGAACGACACGGCGCATCTGATTCTGGCCGACTTGAAGAAATCCATCTTCGGCGTTGACCCTTCATTCGACGGCGTTGTGCGCCCGAGCGAACTTGAGTACGGCGGTCGGCAGATCGGCGTGCGCGAGGACGGCACGGCTTTCGTGTCGGCATCAATCAACATCCGCATCACCTTCGTTGAGAACCTGGCCGAGCCGTAACGCAATTGAACCGGACAGCGTTTTGCTCTCGCCACCCTTAGACTCATTCCTGTTTTCGGAGAACTACTATGGCATCTCGTGCATTCCTCGGCGCTGGCGACCTCTACATCGCGCGCTACGTCAACGGCGCCTTTGAGGACTACAGCGGTCCTTATGAGTGCGATCAGTTTGAGATCAAGCCGAACATCGACCTCAAAGAAAAGACCTCCCGTGGTCGCAGCACCTACGGCCAGGTGATCGAGTCGGTTGCGGTTCCGCAGCCTGCTGACTTGACTGTCGCGCTGTCGGAGGTCAACAAGGAGTCGTTGGCGATTGCTCTGCTTGGCACGACCGCGGTGCTCAACCAAACTTCCGGCACTCTGACCAACGAGCGCTTTGCGGCAAAACTGGACAAGTGGGTTGCGCTCTCCAAGGCGAACTTCACCGGCACGGTGACTGTCGCGGGTGACGCCGCCAGCGTGACCGGCGCAATCGCCGGTACGACTCTGACGGTATCGGCTGTCGCTTCTGGCACGCTGCATGTCGGTCAGACGCTCACTGGTTCCGGTGTCACGGTCGGCACCACGATCACGGCGCTCGGCACCGGCACAGGTGGCACAGGCACCTACACCGTGAGCGCGACGCAGACGGTTACTAGCACGGCGATCTCTGCCTCTGGCCCGACCTACGTTGACGGCGTGGACTACTTGGTGAACAAACAGCTTGGATGGGTGAAGAATCTGCCAGGCGGCGCTATCGCAAACGGACAGTTTGTGCGTGTCAGCGGTGCTTACGGCACGATCACCGGCACGGAAGTGCGCGGCATGACTGATTCACAACTTCGCGCACGATTCAAACTGGACGGCAAGAACTTCGCCGATAACCAGCCTGTGATCGTCACGGTCCACGAAGCGGTTATCGCGGCTGACTCCGCGTTCAACTTCTTGGCCGACGACTTTGCGTCGATCTCGCTGCCAGGCCGCATGAAGACTCCTGCGGGCTTCAGCGAGCCGTTCACCGTGCATCTGCGCGACGCCTAATCATCGGTTGACGGGGGCCGGCTCGGGGCGTCTGGGTTAAGACCCTGACGCCCCGTTTTTATTTGGTTAATGAGCGATGCCGACTGAGAACTCGCGCGACATCGAGCTTCGGATTGCAGCGACCACAAGTGGGTCGGAGCAAGTCAAGAAACTCGCCTCTGAACTCGATCAACTGTCCAAGGAGGGTGGTGAGGCCACCCCGGAGTTCGTTCGCCTTGGGGAAGCCCTTGATCGGGTCGCGGCGCAGGGTGATGCTGTTGCTGCGCTGAATGCTGTTGAACAACAGGTTGCGCAAACATCCTCGGCGTTCGCGGAAGCCCGCACGCGAGTCGAACAACTGCAGGCTGCGCTCAACGAGCAGCGCGCTACAACTGAGGGCTTCCGCGCCGCTCAGATCACCGCGCAGCAGGCCGTTGATCTGACGGCCAAGGGTCTACGTAAGCAAGAGGCTGCGCTCAACCTGCTACGCGCTGAGTACCAAGGTGCAGAGCGCAACACCGACGCCTATCGCGCCAAGAACCGCGAATTGCAGCGGAGCATCGCGGAACTTGAGAACACCCTGGCCGATCAGCGCACCACGCTGAGGTCTGCGAACGGTGATCTGCGGCAGAACGAGACTGCCCTGACCAGGGCTGAGGGCGCCTACAACCGCGCGTCTACGGCCGCTCGCCGTCTTGAGCAGACGCTATCCGGGCAGACTTCAAAACTCGCACAGTCTCGCGCTGAACTTGAGCGCCTTGGTGTATCGGCAACCACGGCGGCTGATGCGCAGAGCAAGGTCGATGCGGCCTTTACACAGGTCCGGCAGAAACTCAACGAGACCGCTAGAAGCTACACGCAGCTTGCGAGTGTCACTGAGGCAGTTGCTCGATCCAACGAGAGAAACGCTGCGCTTGCCCGTCAAGCCGCTGAGCAACGTGCTGACGCCGAAGCCCGTGCAGCGGCAGCCACTCGTCAGGCAGCACGTGAGCAGGAAGCCGCGGCGCTGCGCGCCAAACTCTCGACTGAGCAACAAGCGGCGGCTGCACGTCAGGCGGCTGCCGCGCAGAAGGTGCTTAATGACACGTTTGGCATAGCGGGCGTTCGCTCAACCGAAGCAATCAAGGCTGAGATTGATCAGTTATCCCGCGCACTGGTTGAACTGCGCAACAACAGCAACGTCACTGCCGCCGAGTTCAACCGTGCGTTCCAAAGTGCGCAGGGGCGTCTCGGCGCTCTGCAAGCCGAACTTAACGGGGCGCCAGAGGCCCTTGGCAGGACGAATGTCGCTCTCGGCGCGGTGCGGTCTGCATTCTCCCAACTGATCGCAATCTACGGCGTCTTTGAACTGTCGCAGAAGTTCATCGACGCGAATATTCAGCTTGAGACTCTGCGCCGCTCACTCGCTCTGGTCACGGGCAGCACTGAGGCTGCGACTCGTCAGATTCAGTTGTTGCAAGACACTGCCAGCCGGGCCGGTGTCTCTGTCGGAGAGATCAGCGCTGCCTTCATCAAGTTTCAAGCGTCGCTGAACGGCGCGAACGTCCCTCTGGAAACAACCGAGGGCTTGTTCAAAGCGGTAATCAACGCATCTGGACAGCTTGGCCTGTCCTCGCAGCGCACAAGCCTGATCCTCGAAGCCCTTGCGCAGACCGCCAGCAAGGGCGTCGTGTCAATGGAAGAGTTGCGGCAGCAGCTTGGTGATTCGTTACCTGGCGCACTCAGTTTGACCGCCAAGGGTCTTGGCATCACGACCGCTGAACTTATCGAACTGACTGAGAGCGGCCGGCTGTTGGCCGACGATTTTCTTCCTGCGCTTCGTAAGTCCCTAGTCGCAACATACGGCGAAGGGCAAACGCGAGTTGAAGGTCTGCGCGCAGCGTGGAACCGCTTCAAGAACACGCTCACCGAAACATCGCAAATCGTCGGAGATAGCGGTCCTGTATCGATTCTTTCGAAGGCGCTAGACAACCTTAGCGGCAGGATTACTGCGGTAACAACGACGTGGCGCACATTCAGCACGTTGGTATCTCAAACATCAACTAACACGCAGTTTGATCTAAGTCGGCCGATTGAGTCGCTGCGCTCATTTGGCAGCGCGGTGCAGACAGAGATTGGGCGGCTGGCTCGGCCAGAGTTCGTAAAATCAATTGCCGATTTTAGAACGGCACTTACAAACTTTGATGTCACGGATGTCGCGGCATCGTATCGCCGGTTGCAAATTGAATCCGACAAGCTGGCTGAGTCTTACAAGAAGACCGCAGATCAGTATGTCAGAACTGCACAAGAGTCGCGCAGTCTTGAACAAGAGACAACCCGCCTAAAGAACGCCGCGCAAGCGCTTTCTACGCAGGCCACTAGCACTGCAAGTGCATGGGTCGGTCTTGAAGTCTCGTACAAGAAGGTTCGCACTGAGGTTGAGAAGAACATCACTCAGGCTCAGAAACTTGCCGAGGCGCAGAAGATTCAAGGCGAAGCGTCTGTCGCTGTCGCGCAGTTGTCTCTCAACGAGCAGCAGACCAGACAGGCATCGGCAGACGCCGCCGTCAACAACGCGCTGGCTCTGCGCAATCTTGCCGATCTGCGTCAGACAGAGGCGGACGTTATTCGTGCACAGATCGAGGCTCTGCGTGCCGAAGCCGAGCGAGTCGGCGACAACACTGGTGCGCGCAGGGAAGCGATAAAGGCGCTGCAAGACACGCTTGCAATCAGGACTGCCGAGGCTCAGAAGGCTAGGGAGTCGGCAGAGGCAACGCAGATCGACGCTGAGGCAAAGCTGCTTGCCGTGCGGGTCTATCAGGACAACTCGGCCGCTCTGACGCAACTGCGCGACGCGTATCTTCAAACCGAGCGCGCGCTTAGCGTCACGATTGCACTGGAAAAGCAGGGTCAGGCCACGAAGGAGGACGTTCGCAGAGCGACCATCCTGGCAGCGGAAGCCGAAGCGCTATACCAGGATGCGGTCAACGATTCGGCCGCTGCCGTTGAGCGCAAGCGTCAGGCAATCAACGCCAGCCTAAGCGTTCAGGAAGCTAAGCTGCGCCTTGAGCAGCAGGAAATTCAAACCAGCATTGAATACGCGAAGCGCCGCGGCGATGAGCAAGCAGTCATCGAACTGACGATCCGCCAGAAGCGGCTTGAGATCGAGATCATCGAGGCGAAGGCCAGGGCGCAGCGCGAAGAAATCCGGTTGCAGCAGATTCAACTTGAGGTCGAGCGCGCGGCGCTAGACCAGTCCGATCCGCTCTACGCGCAGAAGAAGCAGGAACTTGACATCCGCATTCAACTGCTTGAGGTCAAGCGTCTTGAGACGGCTGCCACTGAGCAACAGGTCGAACGCATTGAACTTGAGATCAGGGCGCTGCGCGATCGTGCTAATGCCAGTCGGGAAACTGCTGATGGGTTTGTCAGCGACCGCGACCGTGAGGCAACCGCCCTAGACCGCGTTGCCGACGCATCTGACCGTGCTGCCGATTCTGAGCGTCGGCGGCGTCGAGTCAACGCTGATGGCTTCTCAACTGACCGCGGCGGCAACGCCATCTCAGCCGCAGGCGAGACGTTCCTGTCGTTGTTCAACCAGGCGCGCAGTGCCGGCTTGGACGACGCTACGGCGCAGGGCATTGCCAACCAGTTCACAGACGCTCAAGGCAACGTACCGTTCTTTGACAACCCTGGGCAGTTGCGCTTTGGCGGCCGGGGATCAACGCTGTCGCAGGCATTCTCAAACGCGATCGCACAGGCCATCCGCAACCGCCCGTCGCAGGACCAGCAGGGCGGTTTTGCGGGCGACCAAGGGCAGCGCTCGATCCGGGTAGACATCAACCTCAACGGCCAGAGGACGGCGGTCAACGTGGCGTCACAGGCTGACGCCACGGCCCTACAGTCACTCTTGCGGCAACTCCAACAGGCAGCACAGCGCAGCGGCTAAACCATGAGCACCGCCATTTCATATAGTGGAACGACAATCGACCTTGACCCGGACCTCTATTGGGAAGACGAGAGCAGTTGGCACCCGGTAGAGCAGAGCGTCCAGCGCACCGTCACAGGCGCCCTGATCGTGAGCGCGGCGACGCGCACCAAGGGGCGGCCGATTACCCTGCGCCCGCTGGACGACACGAGCGCTTGGATGGCGCGTACAACGCTGGACACACTTCGCGCATGGGCTGCTGTCCCAGGACGCGAAATGACGCTTACACTCCGCGGCACGTCGTACCAAGTGATCTTCCGTCACCAAGACGGGGCAGCCATTGAGGCTGAGCCTATCGTCCACTACAGCGACGTATTCAGCACGGACTACTACAAGATCACTCTGAGATTCATGGAGATTTAGGCCATGCCAATAACCAGCGGCGACATCAAACTGGTCAAGTCACAGGTCATGCTCGACACGCCGGAGGGCGGCGGTGCGCCGACTTCTGGCGTTGTCGAGGATGGGACCAGCAACAGCATCTTCCCCGACATTTCAGAAGTTGATCGCGCTGGCGGGCGCGTCAACCTGCGCAAGCTGTTTGTTTCTGTGCAGACGGCCGACACCGATCAATACTTCGGCGCGAACGTCATCGTCGCCGATCCGCCTGACGATCCTCGCGTTTCTGTGACGCTGTTCACCACGGAGGACACGTTCGATCGGCGCACCAATGCGCAGAACAGGATGGAGAGTTACCTGGCTCAAGGTGGAATCTACTCGGGTTATCTGTTCGGCAACCACATCACCGGCATGCGAATCCTGACGATTCTTCAACGAGAGGAAATCGCCCTTCCTGTCGTCGGCGACACGTTTGTTTTGCGTGCGTTTGAGGGCGCTGGCAATCAGGTCGAGCAGTACGTGCGCGCGTCTGATGTGAGTTCGATCATCAGAACATTCTCAGACGCTAGTGGCGATTTCAAGCGTCGCCAAGTGACCATTGAAATCACTGACGCGCTGCGCGCTGACTACCCCGGCTTTGACGCGATCCGGCTCGATGCCTCGATCAACTACGCAGGCAAGACCAAGATTTACTCGACGATCGTCGCTGACGCCGCAAGGTACTACGGCGTCGTACCGCTTGAAACGGCGGTTGAGATCGGGGACTTCACGGCCAAGGGTACCGGCATCTTCACGCAGCTTGTACCGAGCACGCGCTTTGAAGTGCCGATCGGTGACGCGCGCATGAACAACCAGTCGGCCACGCTTGTCAGCGCAGGCGAGCCTTACACGCGCAACCTGACTATGACTTTTGAGGCCGGCAATTCAATGTTTGTCGGCGGGAGCATCTTGCCTGGCACTCTCAGTATCGCGCGCGGTGGAGTCACCGTCACCGACCGCGGTGGTGTGATGTACGACATCGGCAGTAATCAGGTCGGAACCGTCGATTATGAGAACGGAATCGTCACGCTGACAAGCAGCGTCTTCGGAAGCGGAACTGGAACTCACACGGTCACGTACACGCCGGCCAGTCGCCCGACGATCGTCAGTGAGTCTATCGGCGTGCCTGTCACTGCGCAGGGCCAGCGTTTGTCTTACTCGCTCACGCTCGACCCGCTGCCGGTGCGCAGCACGCTTACGATCTCGTATCGCACACTGAACAATTGGTACGTGTTGAGCGAAGATGGCAGCGGAGCTATCCGTGGCAGCGACTCGTCCTTTGGAGCGGGCACGATCAACTTCGGCACGGGTAACGTGACGGTAACGCTCGGCGCTTTGCCCGATGTCGATTCTCAGGTCATCTTCACTTACCAGTCTGCAGTCGCCGCCCGCACCGTAACGGCTCTGGCGCAAGCTGGTCCCGCGCTTGCCCGCGCTTTTGGCAAGGCTGTCACGACTGGATCGGCGCTGAACCCTGGCTCTCTCACATTCACATGGAACGACGGCTCGGTGCGGACGGCCAGTGATTCGGGCGGCACGCTCACTGGCGACGCCACTGGCACCGTCAACTACACCACTGGCGAGATTGTATTCCGGCCGAACACGTTGCCGGCGAAGAACACCGCAATCAGTCTTGCGATCAGCACGATCACGAAGACCGACCTCAACATCAACTCCTTGATCGACAGCGGAGCCAACTGGACGCTCAACCTCGGCGTTCTTAACGTGAAGCCCAATACGGTCGAGATTGGCGTCACGGCCAACGCGGCGTTCAAAACAGGGCCTAGAACGACCGCCAATCGATACTTTCCGCTGCGTGTCACTGACAACGGCTCCGGTAGCCTCGTTACGGGCAACGTGTCGTCCAACCTCGTCGTTGGGACGATCAACTACGCGACTGGCGTATGTACGCTGAGCAAGAGTATCGGCGGGTACAACGTAGAGCAACCTACGTTCTCGCCCGTTTATGGCAGCAGCAACCCTAACTCGGGATTCATAAGCGTTGATTACCGTCAGAGCGGCGTCGTCGTTCAGCCTACAACGCTGAACATTATGAACGGCGCAGGAATCTTCTCAAGCCAAGTTGAGTCGGCCCCGTGGCAGTGGTGGGCTGGCGTCACCGGCTTTGGTGCCATCGTTCGAGTGAGTTCTGGCGCAGCATCGCCAACGACCTATCCGTTTACCTTTGACGAAATTTTCCTGCCGAACAATCCCAACACGTTCACCGTCAACCGTGGATACACGCCGAAGATTCAGTCATTCTTCCTCGGCTCGTCATTCTATGTGCGACGCGAGACAGACTTCATTGTCGATCCGAGCCCGACCACTGGTACAGGAACCGTCGTCGGTTCTGACGCAACCCTCGGCAACGTCGCAGGCGTATTGCTGACGACGTGGACCGCTGGCGTCTCATCGCAGCCTACATCGGTGTCGGGTGTCGGAGCACCATCGCTGACCGGCACGAGCACGCCGTTGACGGTATCTGGTGTCACGTTCAGAACCGCTGTGGCGCCGCTGTTCAACGGAGGGTTCCAGATCGCCGGCAACTGGTATGACGACGCATCTAGCCTCACGGCGACGGCCAACGCCTCTGGCTTTATCTCGACGGGCAGTGCGGTTGTTGGCGAGACGCCAGGCAGCTACGGCGTGTTTGGCGTTGTGGACTATGAGTCGGGCACCGTCACGTTGCGCTTTGGTCGCCGAGTTCCTGTCAGCATGGCGAACGACGATGGTGTGATCGACATCTCCGATCTGCAAATTCCTAGCACAACCTATCTTGAAGTGCGCCCGGTCGCTGCAGACACGCTGCGCTACAACGCCACCGGCTTCGCATACCTGCCGCTTGATGCCGACCTTCTCGGCCTTGACCCGGTGCGCTTGCCGAGCGACGGCAGAGTTCCAATCTTCCGACCAGGGTCGTTCGCCGTTATCGGTAACACTGGCACGGTCGGGCCTGTCACGGTGAGCAACGGTCAAACGATCAACTGCGGACGGGTGCGTCTGTCTCGCGTGCGGGTCATCGGAAACAACGGTCAAGTTATCACTGTCGGTTACACGGAGAACCTCGACGCTGGCACAGTGACGTTCAGCGACGTGACGGGTTACTCGCAGCCTGTCACGGTCGAACATCGGATCGAGGACATGCTGCTGGTCTCCGACGCGCAGATCAACGGCCAGTTGACTTTCACGCGCGCGATCACGCACGACTACCCGGCTCCGGGCAGCTACATCTCAAGCGCTTTGGTTGCGGGCGATCTGCGTGCTCGCGTTAGCGTCCTGTTCGACCAAGCCACGTGGACCAACGTGTTTCAGGACACGCTGATCGGCTCGTCTGCCAACGCGACCTTCAACGACATTCAGTACCCGATCGCGGTAACAAACCGCGGCGCGCTAACCGAACGATGGGCCGTGCAGTTTTTGAGCACGACCACGTTCCAGGTCATTGGCGAGAAGGTCGGCATCATCGCCAACGGCAACACGTCGGCCGACTGCGCGCCGATCAACCCTGCCACAGGGCAACCCTATTTCAGCATCCCGTTTCAAGGCTGGGGCGCTGGATGGGCGACGGGCAACGTGCTGCGCTTCAACATCGTTGGCACCTTCTACCCCGTGTGGGTCACGCGCACCGTGCTACAAGGCCCTGAGACGGTTATCAACGACTCCTTCACCCTTCTTGTTCGCGGCGACGTGGATCGCCCCTAATCGGAGATAGTCATGGCTACTGATGTCAAATGGTTCCACAGCGGCCAGGCCGGCGCGCCGTCGCTCAATAACGCGGCCGGCAGCTTGATTGGCGTGCTTGACGCCTGTCTAGTAAACGGGTTCTCCGCGCAGACCGTCGATTCGATCGTGATCGCCAGCGGCATCGCCACGGTAACGCGCGCCGCGGGTCATCCGTTTGAACCGAACATGGTTACGGAGATCAGCGGCGCGACGGTGACGGGCGGCTCGATCAACGGCCAGAAAGAAGTTCTTACCAACACGAGCACGAGCTACACGTTTGACGCGACTGGCATTCCGAATCAGACGGCGACTGGAACGATCACGCACAAGGCCGCATCCCTCGGATGGGGCAAGACGTTCAGCGGAACCAACCTAGCCGCGTATCGCTCGGCCGACGTAACTGGTACGCGAGATTTCTTGCGCGTCGATGACACTGGAACCAACAACGCTCGCACGGTCGGGTACGAGAACATGACCGACGTGAATACCGGCACTGGTCCGTTTCCGACATCAGCACAATTGTCAGGTGGAGCTTTTTGGATCAAGTCGAGTTCCGCTACTGCAAGACCGTGGATCGTGTTTGGCGACAGTCGATTCTTTATTTTCGCTGTCGCAAACACCGGAACGTCAAGCTACTCGACGATGGCCTTCGGCGACTTCATTTCGTACAAGTCGCCGGACCCGTTTGGTTGCTTGCTAGCTGCACCAACTGTCGACGCGTCAGACAGTGTCAACTCGACGACGGAGCGTGAGTTTTCAGGAGTTAACGTAGCGTCAAACAACTCAATGTGGTATCCCCGCGCGGCCAGTGGGCTAGGTTCATCAGTCGTTGGTAGGAGGGGCACCTTCTCTTATATAAACAGCGATAGGCTATCTGGCGCAGATGGTTTTACTTTTCCGAACCCTGCCGACAACGGTCTTTATATCGGCAACATGTATCTGTTCGATAGTGCTGCACCAGTTGCACTGCGCGGCGTTGCCCCAGGCTTTTACTTCTGTCCACAAAGCGTCGGTAATTTGATCTACGCCCCGCGCGAGCGGGTCAGCGGCGTGACGGGCTTCCCTGGCAAGACGTTCTTGGCTGTGCCGAATGCCAGTGGCGTTTACTTCGTCGATGTTGTTGGGCCGTGGAGGTAAGTAATGGGAAAGTTTGTGCAAAATAATGTTCCTAGCGCAGGCGTAATTGTTCTTAGGAACGGTGCCAGCGTGGACACAACCTTGCCTAAATTTGGCGCTGGATCACTTTTTCTTGATGGCGATAAGCAATCTGCGCTTTGGAGCGATGTTGGGCGCGCCGAAGTCGGTTCTAGCGATTTTACGTTGGAACTGTTTTGCATGCTAACGGCGATCCCGTCACTCGGGGTTATTATCGTAAACAAGCGACGTGACGCAGCCTCATATGGCAGTTTTGCTTTAATAATTTCAGAAGCGCGTGTGCCTGCCATTTTTATTACGAACGACAACACATCTTGGTTTGCTAGCGTTGGAACGTCCCCGCTGCCTCTAAATGTTTATCGCCATATAGCCGTATCCAGACAAGGCAATACGGTAAGATGCTTTGATGACGGAATTGAATCTTGCTCATTATCGTTTAGTGGTGCCGTACCAACAAATGTATACCCAATGACATTTGGAGGTAGTTATGAGAATGACCAGACATTCGGAACGCGAGGCTTCCCTGGCAGAATCGACTCGATAAGATTTACGGTAGGCGCGTCTCGATATAACTCAAACTTTACGCCGCCATCATCAGAGTTCGGAACAAGCATTATAGATGACGCGCTTTGGAACAATGTAGTTCTTCTGGCTAAGTTTGACGAAGCAGCAGAAGTCGATACTAGATCCTCTGGCACCATTAATCGTAAAATCGAATACCCGCTGCCCACATTCAGCGCACGCGGCGTCGAGCGCATCCAGATGCCATATCGCGTCTACAACGGTGGACGCGGCAAGATTTACGGCACGGTGAAGATCAAGGGCACACCAACGGTCCCGACCAGCCGCGCCGTGCGCTTGTTCCGCGACATCGACAGCATGTGCTTGGCCGAAACGTGGAGTGACCCTGTGACGGGTTACTACGAGTTCATCGGCTTTGATCTAAGCCAGAAATACACCGTGGTCGCCATCGACTATCAGAACAACTACCGCGCTGTTATCGCAGACAACCTCACTGCGGAGACTGCCTAATGGCTGCCGTTGACATCTCGCCTGACCACAACAATGCGCGCTTGCTCGCCACGCGAGACTTCCTCGATCTCGGCACGCTGAACGGCAAGGTCCGTATCTACACCGGCACGCGGCCGGCGCCTGGCGCTGCGGCAAATGCGGCGAATCTGCTGGTCGAGATCACGCTGGACAAGCCGAGCGGGTCGATCGTCAGCAACCAACTGTCACTTACCTCGGCCACTGCAGGCATCGCAACGGCTACGGGGGCGCCAACATGGTCGCGTTGGGTGAACGGCAATGGCGCGTGGGCAATCGACACTGACGCGAGCGGGCCAAGCGGTAGCGCGCCTGTGATCGTTTCAGACGATACGATTCTCGCGGGCGGCTCGATCTCGCTGCTGAGCGCGCTCTTGGGGTAACGGCATGCCGGCCGTACCAGCCGAACTGCTATTTCGGCAACCGCCAAAGAGCAACCCTGCCGAGTTGCTCTTTGGTGAAGTCGAGTCGCTGCCGGATCAGACGGTCAGCGCGAACTTCGCTCTGCCGCCTCTCACGGTGGCTGCGGTCGTTGGGACCGGAACCAATGTAGTTGCGAGTTTCAATCTTCCTGCGCTCACGCTAAGCGCGCTGATTGGCACGCCGGTTGAAGTGACCGCCGTATTCAGCCTGCCGGCACTGAGCGCAAGTGTCGATGTGCTGTTCAGATCAAACACAGACAGACCGCTTGTCTCTCGTGCGATCACGGATTGGGACAAGTCGGCCACGCTTAATATCGGCGCGGTTCAGCGCCACAACATCGCCCGCAGTTCGCTGTCTGGTCGTCAGACGCTGTGGAATCTCGCGCAGGTTCGTTCCAACAGCGCAGCACACCCGCACAGCGTCGGTGTACCAGTTGGAGATGACACCGAGACTATGCAACAAGACGCACTTCAGCTTGGCGAGTGGCCTGTCCTAATCAAGTACCAAGACGCGCTGCGGGGCTTCCGAGAACTCGCTGCCACGCTTTTCCAAGACGCGATTAGAACGCCTGCCTCACCGCTAGTCGCTCCACACCAAGACTCGATCCGAGGCTTCCGTCCTTGGCTTGAGACAGGCTTCCAAGAGGGCATCCGCCTCAAGAAGCACTACGGCGCGGGATTCAAGAAGGGGGCGTTTATTCGACGTTCTTGGCGCTCGCCGTTTCAAGAGGCGATGCGACCGCCGCCAGGGGCGCGAACCGTTGTACCGCCAGTGGTTGACTCGTGTTACATACCAGACCCTGATCTTTTGTTCAGCCTTGCTGCTGCGTCTGACGGCAGTTTGATTTTCATCTGCGAGCGGCATGGCGATGGAGGCGGCGGTGGCGGTGGTCCGACTGACACCATCATCGTGCCGATAAGGAACGTCTACATGGTCATCAACAACATTTCGCTGCGTCGCGTGAGCGACAACACAGTTATCCCGACGTTCTCGTTGTCACTGTCGATTGACGCAGATTCGTGGACGTGGGGATTCAGCGCGAGCCTGCCAGCCTCTGCGCTTGACGCCGTGATGCCATCAGGTGACACGCCGGTCGAGTTGGAAGCGAGCCTGAACGGCACCCCGTACCGTGTCATTGTCGAGAGCATCGCGCGTGAGCGTGCGTTCAACAGCGACGCTATTCGCATCTCAGGCCGTGGCAAGAACGCTGTGCTCGCAGCGCCATACGCGCCGACTCTTACGTTCACCAACACGATCGCACGAACGGCGCAGCAGTTGATGGCCGATGTGCTCACCATAAACAACGTGCCGCTCCCGTGGTCGATTGATTGGGAACTGGACGACTGGTTGGTTCCCCCTGGCGCGTTCGCTGTCCAAGGCTCCTACATAGACGGCCTGAACGCAATCGCGTCGGCCGCAGGCGCATACCTGCAACCACATCCGACTTTGCAGGAGATTCGTGTCCTTCTACGCTACCCGACCGCCCCCTGGCAGTGGGGCTCAGTGGTTCCCGACTTCGAATTGCCAAGTGCCGTCACGGTACGTGAAAGCACGGAATGGATTGACAAGCCAACGTACAACCGGGTCTTCGTATCGGGCCAGTCGCAGGGCATTCTCGGCCAGGTGACGCGCACCGGATCGGCCGGCGACCTCGTAGCGCCGATGGTCACTGATCCGCTCATCACTCAGGCCGTCGCTGCGCGGCAGAGGGGTATCGCGGTGCTTGGCGACACCGGCCGCAAAGCGATGCTCGGATTGCGGTTGCCTGTTTTGCAGGAAACTGGCGTTATCCTTCCGGGCAAATTTGTTCGTTATACCGATGGCACGGACGAGATGATCGGTATCGTGCGTGGCACAAGCGTTGAAGCAACAAGCCCCGAGATGTGGCAGACCCTCGAAGTGGAGACGCAACTATGAACCTGTTTAAGGTCTTCAAGTCGCTCATCCCCGAACCGCCGCTACAGGTTGGCGATGTGATCGCAACCGACAACGGCACCGTTTTGATTGAGTTGCCAGGCGGCGGCATTCTGCAAGCGCGTGGCGATGCGATGGTTGGCGATCGAGTGTTCGTGCGTGACGGTGTTATTGAAGGCCCGGCACCAACGCTGCCGGTAGAGATCATTTCTGTGTGAGGGGTTGTCATGGTTGTGGAATCACTGTTAGGCGGCATCTTCGGCGGGTTGCTGCGCATCGCTCCTGAAGTAATGAAACTGTGGGATCGCAAAAGCGAGCGCGAGCACGAGTTCCGCATGGCCGGTCTTGAGATGCAGATTGCCGAGAAGAAGTTGGAGTTCGGCATGCGGCAGACTGAGGCGATGGTTGGCGTGGCAACGCTCGACGCGATTGGCGAAGCGCTCAAGGGCCAGTCGGAGATGGCGACGGCAGGGGGGAAGTTTGTCGCAGGCATAAGCGCACTGGTGCGCCCACTGGTGACATATTGGATGTTCTTTCTTTACTCGGCGCACAAGATCGCTTTAATGCTCGTGGCCTATGAACAGTCAGGCAACTGGCGCGACGTGTTTATCACGACTTGGACCGAACAAGATTGGGTGCTGCTATCGGCTATCGCTACGTTCTGGTTTGTCTCACGCGTTTACGAGCGTCGAGCAACGCAATGACAAAGCCAAAAGCCAATGTATCTCGCCCGTGCGCAAACTTTCGGCACTTGTTTATTGGTACTCCAAAAGACAATGTTCTAGACATGCTTAACAAGGGACGACATTGGTCACAAGATACTGAGAAGCGCAGAGAGACAGGCAAAAAGATTAAGAAAACGCGGTGGAGTTGCAATGCTCAACGAATCTCGTGACATTGCCATTGAGTTGTTGATCAAGCCGTTCGAGGGGTGCCATCGCGTACTCCCGAACGGCATGATCGCGCCGTACATCTGCCCGGCCGGTTATCCGACGCAAGGGTGGGGCATCGTCGTTCCGAGCATGAGCGTGCCGCCGATTACGCCTGCGATGGCCGATGCGATCCTGGCCCGTGAGACGCCGCGCTACATGACCGACGCGCTGAACGCCAGTCCGATCTTGGCGCTGTATCCGCGCCGACTGGCAGCCGTCACGTCGTTCGTGTTCAACCTCGGCGCCACGCGCTACAGGTCGAGCACGCTGCGTCGTCGGATCAACGCGCAGGATTGGGACGCCGCCGCGGCAGAGTTCGACAAGTGGGTATTCGCTGGCGGTCGCAAACTGGCGGGGCTTGTCCGCAGGCGCGCTGCCGAGCGCAAGGTCTTTGAGTCGGAGACTCGGCCATGACAACGATCGTCGCCTCGTTCAAAGAGCGCGTGATGCTCTCCGACTCACGCACGACCGATGAAGACGCGGGCGTCAAGTGGCCCACGCGCAAGATCGAGCGCATCGGCGCGTCGCTGTTTGGCGCAGCCGGTGACTGCGTGGATATTGACGCCTTCTTCATCTGGCTGCAAACCCCGAAGCGTCGCCGGCCGAAGATCGCTGACAGTGCGTTCTCGGCGATCGAGTTAAACGAGCGCGGCATCTGGCTGTGGGATTACCGCCTCAAGCCTTTCGCAGCAGGTATTGAAAGACACGCAATCGGTTCTGGCGCGATGGCCGCGCTGGCGGTACTTGAGTTAGGCGCAGACGCTAGAACTGCAATCGAGATCGCGTGTCGCATTGACCCGAATAGCGAGGGTCCAATCCAGTCGGAGAGTCTGTAATGCCCGCTCGAATTTGGAAGATTGATGAGGGCCTGAAAGAATTTGCCAGCGGTAGGCAAAAGACGTTCATTGATGCGGTCAATGAGCACCGAGGCATAACGCACGCCGAGAAAGCGTTGGGCGTTGCAAAAGGCACAATCAGCGTTTCGATTGCGCGGGTAAAGAAGAACGCCGCTTTGGCCGGCTACTCGCCAGAGCACGACATGACCAAGGTTGTGCCAGAACCCTACGTTGTCAAAGGCGTGTCCACGTACTACGACAAAGAGGGCAAGCCTCGTGGACAGTGGGTCAAGTCGAAACTCGATCACGAACGCTACCGGGAACTAATCAAGGAAGCCGCCACGGCGATCGCCAGTGAAGTGCGAGGCATGGCGCCTGTGACGCCTACACCGGATCGCACTATGAGCGATCTCCTAGCTGTCTATCCATTTGGCGACCCGCACTTCGGGATGTACGCATGGGGTCAGGAGACAGGCGAGGACTTCGATCTCGACATCGCAGAGCGCATCACGCAGGCCGCCGTTGATCGCCTCGTGGCGTCGGCGCCGGCTGCCGAGACGGCGATTCTCCTGCCGCTCGGCGATGTCCTGCACATGGATGACCAGACCAACCAGACGCCTGCCCACAAACACCAGCTTGACGCCGATGGCCGCTTCGTGAAGGTGCTGCATGTCTGCATCAAGGCATACCGACATGCGGTCCTGCGCTGCCTGCAGAAGCACAAGAACGTGATCGTGCGCTTCGTCAGCGGCAACCACGACCCGCATGCCGTGTGGTCGATTGCCTTCACGATCGCGGCCTACTTCGACAGCGATCCGCGGGTGACGGTCGATCTGAGTCCTGCCCCATTCTGGTTTTACCGCTTCGGCAAAGTGCTCATCGGCGCCACGCACGGCGACAAGGCCAAAGGTGACAGTCTTCTCGGAGTCATGGCGACCGATCAGGCTGAGGCGTGGGGACAGACCAAGTTCCGGTACTGGTATCTCGGCCACGTCCACCACGAGCGCGTCAAGGAGCTTCCAGGCGTGACGTGTGAGTCCTTCCGCACCCTGGCCGCCAAGGACGCCTACGCGACCGCCTACGGCTACCGCGCCGGCCGCGACATGCGCTGCATCGTCCACCATCGGGAGTTCGGCGAGATCGAGCGTCACCGCTGCGACGTGGCAATGCTAGACGCTATCTCGGACTAACTACTAGCAGGTTGCCGTATCTCGCAATTCGTGCTTAGACAGCGAGACACGAAATTCTAAGCGAATCAGTAAGTTAATGCGTTACGCGACAGGTACTGCTGCATCATTGGCGTGTGCGTTATGTCGTTGATTCCATTTCGCATTGTGGAATCTGTCTGCTTGACGCTTACCCCTTCTTAGACAGCGCAGTCGGCCCCTTGACCAGCGGCACCCGCTTGCGTCGGATGTAGCGCTCGGTCATCTGGCGGCTGGCGTGACCGCCGAGCTTCTGCGGGTCAAGCCCCTGGTTCTCGGCGTCTGTGAGGCTCTTGGCGCGCACGTCATGGATCGTGGCGTCCGGGATGCCTGCGAGCGCCCTGGCGCGATCCCATTGGTCCTTGACGGTCTTGTAGGCCGGCGCCCCGCCTCGGCGACTGTGGAACAGCGTCATCGCCTTGACGTTGGTGTGCAAGACCAACGCGGTGTCCACCGCAGCGCGCAATTCTTGCGACCAGACCACCACGAGCTTCGCCTTGCCCTTCTGCTGCCGGAAGGCGAGCCCCTGGTCGGTGATCTGACTCCGGTGCAACCCGATCACGTCGCCGACGCGCTGGCCGGTCAAGTACAGGATGTCAATCATGCACTGCAACCGCAGCGGCGCGTGCGAGCGGATGGCAGCCAGTTCGTGATCCTCAAGGTAGCGATCTCGCTCGCGCTCATCAAAGCGCTTGATCCCGATGCATGGATTCCATTCGACCAACTGCTGCTCAACCGCATAGGCGAAGATTGAGCGCAGCACTGAGAGCACGCGGTTCGCCATGTTCGGCGTCTTGCGCATCGCCAGTTTTATCTCCGCAACGTGCTTAGGCTTCACGTCCTCTGGTCGGAACTCCACCAATGCCGCCTTCAAGCGCACGGCTGCTGCGTCGTACTGCTTGCGTGTGTTCTCGGCGAGACCTTCGCAGATGATCGGCATCGCCACGTCAATGAGAGAAATCATCGAGCCTGTCGGCGCGGCTGCAGTGCGCTCAGCGTAAGCCTGTAGCGATTCGTCAAGCGTCTCGCCAAGCCGATGCCACTTGTTCCTCTTGTCTACAAAATAAAACGCCCCGTGCTTTTGGTGCATGCGGGGCGGGAGATGCCGGGCTTTGCGTGGCATTAGAGTCGCAACTTCGGTTCAGTTTTTCTTTCTGTCGTGTCACGCGCGACGTGGGCGGCCAAGACGACAAGAGAGCCATCAGGGCGAGGCTTGTATGGTATTCCCAAGTGTGCGAGGACGCGCGCTTGGGCCTTTGGTCTTTGACGCTTCGTTAACGAACGAAGTTCGGATTCAGTGAGGAACACTGCGGTTGATCTCGAACACGGCACTAAGACTGCGCCCCTTTTTGTTAATCCTGTAGCGCTTGCGATTAGCCTTGCTGTTGGACCGAGGCTTCGGTTTGTCAGGCGCATCGCCAATCGCGTACACGGCTCGCGGATAGCGCCGCTCGCCATCGTCGCCGTCGTAAACCCACGCAAAGACATGGACGCGCCTCGGGCCAGGGGGACGCAGTTGTGGCCGAGTCAGGCGACTGAAAATCGCTGCGCACTCCTGCCGCGTCAGACGAAGATGCGCGCACATCTCGCCCCGGGTCATTGGGCCGATATGCTCAAGCGCGTCGAGTATGCGCAGCGTGGTGACGCCCCAAGGGCGAGCGGTCTTCAATCGTCCCTCTGATCCGACGTGAAGATCATCAGGCACATCACGCCGATCCCGATCGCTGCGCCAAGCATCAATCCGATGATAAATGTGCCCATCAGGCTTTCCCCGGCAGCAAAGGGCGATCGTCACCCTCTGGATAGAAATGAACGTAGTGCATCAACATGATGATGTTGCAGGCGAAGTGA